AGCTGGGGCTGGGCCTGAGCCTGGATCATCACCACCATCTGAAGGAGATCCTCCACCAATTGTTAATTGGTACTGTGTTCCGTCAATAACAATATACGGATTACCGCTTATAATTCTAAATTCAAACCTTTCACTACCATACTGATATATCATTCCTGCTGCGGTGGCTTCCATTGCATAGCTTTCATTCCATGATGGATTATTTGTTCCCACTTTCCATCTTGTATGATAACCGTTATAGCTAACGTTTGCTTCAACGCCAGGTGATATTGGAGATGCTATTTGTAACTCTCCCGTATAACTTCCTCCTGGATATGTTCCTGGAGGGATAGGACCAACTCCTCCGCCTAGTCTTACTGCTCCAGAAAAGTTTCCAGCTTGCAATTCGTTTTCAAAAATTGTCCACCCAGCAATTGTTCCAGAGTCTGCTTGAATTGATCCCTTAACACTTAAGGTGTTGTTTCCATCCCAATATACGAAGCTGTTTGCATCTCCAACTCTAAATTCTGCTGCAGTTATTTCAACTCCTGCTGTGTTTGTCTTCCATCTATTGTTTGCATTAATATAAATAGATCCAGCTTTAACGGTTCCTCTAATTGAGGCAGATGAAAATTCTGCGTGCCCGTCTCCACCTATAACCCAGCCAGCTGTTCCATCTGTCCATGTTGAAGTATTATTATTATATGATCCATTATAGTTAGACGATCTAATAATTGCCATATTTGCAGGAGCGTTGATTGTTGTTTGAGCTCCCTGCTGCTTTAAAATTATTTCGTGGGCGTTGATTGTTCCAGCTGTAATTTTTGAAGCAGTGAGTGATCTTACATGTTGGCTGTCTATCAATTCTGTGGCGCTTGACTGTTTTAAGCCCGAACTTGGAGTCCATCCACCGGAATTTCCTGATGTATCTATGGCTCTGATTCTTCCATAATAAACTACATCAGATTGAGTAGAACTATCTGTTGCAGCTCCAGAGTTATTTGGTACGTCAATGGTAAAGACACTGGAAGTGGCTTTTCCTGTGGAGATTAGTGTTGCGCCCAAGGCATCGGCGTACAATTCATATTCATATTCTCTTACGTCTAAGTCCGATGTTGGCTCAAAGGAAAACATAACTGATTTATAATTTCCATATATAAAAAATGTAGAATCTTCAATTGATCCAGGTATGCTTTGATCTATTGGCGTCTGTATTCTTATGGATTCATAGGCGGAGTCAACTGCTGATAATTCAGTATTTTTTGCTTTAAGAACAAATAAATAATTTTGTCCTGGTTTTAATCCAGTAATTTTTTTTATAATTTTAGCCATTATTTTAATCCACCAATTGACTTAAATGCAATGTCTGATTTTATTTCTTCATTAGAAAATGAAAGTTCATAATTTTTAGAAAATTCATATTTTTCTAGTGTGCACCTATTGCCAGAAGACGCCTGATTTTTTTCATTTAAAGTTTCTATTTCAAAAGAAAAATCACCATAGATCTCTTCATATATCGAGAAAATATTTTCTTGTTCAATATTTATTGAATAGATATTTTGATTATCTTGTTTTGTAGGTGCATATAAATCAATGTCTATTCCAGATTTGACAATTTTTTGCCCATCACCAACTGCAGATATTTTAGTAATTTTTACTCTTATTTTTCCGCAGTCTGGTCCTTTTTTAGCGTAGAGTTTAAAATTTGGACCAGAAAATGTTCCAATTGCTTTAGCTCCGATTACAGTTGTGCTTTGATTATTCCAGATTCCTGTATCACCAAGATATGATATTGCAGCTATTCTAGTGTTTTCAGAATTTCCTGTAACAGAGACAGAATATAGATTTATTAAATTTTGACCTGAACCTGTTTGAGATGCTATGTAGTTTAAGCCATTTGGAGACTCTGTTGATTGATAGTTATTCCCTACTTTTTGTATATATTGAATATTATCTTTGTGGTAATAAATATAGTATTTACCCGCTGGCTGATTTCCTGCTAATACACTAGAAACTGATTTAAACCAGAGATTTTTTTTATAAAAATCTTCACTATTACCATCAATAATTAAACTATATGTTGGTGTATAAGTATTATTCACTTCATATACAACAAGATACGAATCTGAATCTATTGAACTTTTAATTAAACCATTTTCATAATAATAAAATCTACTTATATCTAAATCATCAAGATTGACATGAATCCAATCATTTATGGCTAAATTTTCAGATAAATTAGGAAAAACTATTTCCCTTCTAACTGAAGAATATTTAGTAGTAGAATTATCTATGTAAGTAAACCAGGACATAATTAAATCTCATTATACAATATTTCAAATTCATACGAATTCATTTTATCATCATCAATTTCTATTTCGAATGTGGCATCAAAATAAAGGCCTCCGCCAATAACAACGCTCTGCTCTAAACTAGTTAAAACAATATTAGAATATGGCAATGCTCCAACAGACGCATAGTAGTCATCTCTAGCCGAAGAATAGTCTATACTTTTTGCGCTAATTGGCGCTGATCCGTCAATGCCTGAGTGAGTATGAGTCCCGATATCCATTCCGCCAATACTGGCTCCTGGAGCTAACTGAATATTTCCAGTTATTGTACCGCCATCTCTTCTGAGATATTGAGGGTGCGCATCTTCATCTAAGTCGTCTAATTGAGAATGTGAAGACCTTAGACTATTTCTTTTTTCAGAATCAACTGGTATTGTATTGAATATATTTTTGTATACTTCTATATTTTCATCTTCTTCGGTTGAAAGAAGTCTTACTCTTTGGATCGCAATTGACTCTAACTGGACTATATAGTTCACATATCTTCTTTTTAGAACTATGTTTTGTATTAGGGCATCCATTCTCGCTGAGAATTGAATTCTTCTTTCTAAATAGTCAGTAGTTACAGAACCAAGATTTCCTGTGACTGAATTGCTTGCAGTTACAATTTCTCCAGCAAGTGTTGGACACTCTTGTGATATTTGTGTTGTTGTGAAATCAAAAATAAGTGGTTCTATTACATTTGATTTAAATGACATTGCTGGGAGCAAGTAATTTGAATAAAATGTTTGAGCTATATCAACACAGTCTCTTTTTAGTAGGTTTGAAAGAGTTTGTATTTCAGCTGTATACGAATTTACTTTAAGGGCAAAAAAGGATTGAAACTGTGCTGCGTGTGTCTTTGATATTTTTTCTATTTCTACTTCTGGTATTGTTGCGGCTGGCGTAATAATTTCTTTGGCCAACTGTTTCGTATAATGCGTAGCTGCTTTGGCCCAATCAGATAAATATTTGGCAATTTCACCTTCTGTCTCATCTTTATAAGCCTCCCCTAAATGATGTGTAACTATATTTCTTATAATCATTACTTCATTTCTAATAAATGAAATAATTTTTTTAATCTCTATTAAATGACCAAACGTTGTGTGGCTAATAGAAAGATCATAGTTTTTTACTAAATCTCTGCAAGATCTACATAAGTGCTCCGATGCATACGCATATTCTTCATATGGAATATACGCAGGAAGATTCATTTTTTTTGCTATCTCTACATGTTTTGTAGCATCTTTCCAAACTGCTTTATGAGCTTTTTCTAGCTCTATATTTGCATATGCATTAATCTTTACTTTTTTTAAATTTTCTTCTATTTCTGCAAGTAACTCAGTTATTATTAATTCTGAATAATATACATTTGATCTAACGTCTGAAATTGACGTTTGAGAAAATTCAGTAACATATTTTCCAGTTGTGTTTACGGTACTTGTTGCATTTAATATATCTTGTTTTTCCTGAAGGGATGATAAACTTCCAGACGTTTCTACATAGTTAGAAAAGGCACCTTCAACTGGGTTTGGTTGTCCTATTCCATATTGTGCCATAGTTTAAAATGTCTTTCTTTTTATAGATGCGTTTGGTCTTGCTCTAAAAGATTTTTTATATCCAAATTTTGCTGGCAACAATGCATCCGCTCTAGATGGAATCTTGCTATCTATTTTATCATCATCTTCATTACTTTTTTTAAGTTGTGGCATAAAAAATGTATTTGAAAAACTTTCTGTTCTAGTTGCAAATTTGGCTTTATGTAAATCATTATAATTTTCAGTTATTGCTAAAAGCGCTAACATTAGGGCATCGTGAGCGTGATCTACTGCTGACCCTCCAGCTTCAAAAACAGGTCTTCCTGTCTGAGTTGTTCTTAAAACAACATAAGAAATCAGCTGCATATATATCTCTGTGTCTCTTTCAGAAATGTTTAAAACTTCTTTTTCTAGATACTGCCTAAGATTATCAACCATATATGGTTTAATTTCTTTTTTAACTATTTGCTTAGTATATGGATCTCTAATATCAATTGTTTCACTAAAACTTACGCCTTTTACTTTCTCTCTTAGCCCACTAGCTGGATTTTCAACACCATATTTATGCAGAAGTTCTACCTGTACTTCTCCATATCCTCTGTCAACGTATATATGTTTTGGTTGAAATATAGAATTAAGTTCTACAATTCTTTGAACTGCTTTTGTGAGAGTATACTCTGATTTTTGTATTTCTTCTCTGTAGCAAATTTTTACTTTATTTCTAAATCTTTCTTCTTCATATGAATCAGAACATACCTCAAGTACAACGATGTTTGTTCCTGCTCCGTACTTGTCCCAGTCAACACCAATGGTATAGAAATTTCTTGCAGAAGTTACCTCTGCCCTATAATCCCAACCTGGATCAACAAAAGCTTTATCAACAAATTTTCTTGGGTATACACCTTCTGCGTCTTCACCCCAGTCTGCTTCTATTTCATGTCTATAACCAATTTCAGAATATTGTTCTCTAAATTCATCTTCTTGTTCTTTGCTAAAAAATGGGTTGCAGTAAGATGGAAACCAAAACTCTTTAAATCTTTCTGATCTACACCATTCCCAAAACCTTTCTCTTCTACCAGTTGGAGTAGAAGCACCAATAAGAACTTTATCTGGCTGATCTTCTGCGGTTTTCTGTAGCATAGCGTACAATGCGTCTAGGTCATCAGCATGCATGTAGTCCATTTCGTCTAAAACAATTACGTGTGCTTCCTGACCACGAGCTACGTCTGACTTTCCGCCTGAACGCATACCGGAAGTAAAGAATCTAATTGTTGATCCATTAGAAAATTGAATCATAAATTGCGGACTAGTTACTTTTCTAGTAATTGAATTAAGTACTATTTCATTTTTAGAAGCAAGTCTGACTATTTCTTGATAAATTAATTCAACATGAGATTTCATAGGTGCAATAACAAGACATCTACCATCTTTGTGGGTATAACTATAGTGCAGCAATGCAATAGCCATACTAAATGTTTTTCCTAAACGACGACCAGCTCTTAAAACTTTTCTTAATGCTGGGTCACGCAAAATCAAAGTTTGATATACTCTTGTTTCTGCGTCAAGAAATTGTTTTGCCCAGATACATGGATCTTTTGCTACGTGTATCTGCCTTTGATACTCTGCAGATATTCCAGCTTCTAATAATTCTTGATCAATCTCAAAAGGTTCATCAATTAAAAGAGCTAACTCTCTGTTTGTTAAAGGCCTTTCTAAAATTGGCTCTCCATTTGCCCAAGCTAAATGATTTAATTTATTTTTAAATACCCATTCAATTCTATTTATTTGTTTTACAGTTTCTGGGTCTTGAAGTCTTATTATATCAATAAGATCTTCTCTTGAAAGTTTTTCAAGACTTTCTCTAAATCTTGTTGTTTTATTTTTTAATGTTGAACTCATAATAATTACCCAAAGTGTGCTGCCATCATAGCAGCTTCTGAGCCAAGTAGGCTTCTTGCATTAAGTCTTGAATTTTGTATAGCCATAACGCCCCTTGATCTTGATGTTGCGGCTATTTCATTATCTTTAAAACCTGCTCCAAACATTGGTTTGTTCATTGACCCTTGCATTGATTTAACTGCTTCTTTGGCAAGATTCACACCTCCAGCAACTATTTTACCAGCACCCTTGGAAATATCATATATTAATTGACCTGTTGCCAAAACATTTAATGGTTTTGCTATTGCGTTTAAGCCATGAACAGCAGTTCTGCCAGCAAACTTTGCTGCAACCATTTTTGAGCCTCCTGCACTAAGGTATTCTCCAGTCATGCTGGCTAGTTTTGCAGTTCCGTCGTAGTTTATTTACGACTGATCCAGTATATTTTCCCCCAGCTCCAAAATCAGTCATAAATGTATTGAATGCTGTTGTGCCAGCTGTTCCAAAGCCAGCAGAAGATCTTATGACTGTATTTACTAATACACTTTGAGCTTCTGTCATCAAAGCTGGATTAACTGCACCTGCAAAATATCCAGTTAATCTATTACTTAGTTCTCCTCTTGTCATTGTTGAAGCAACGGCTTTCATTGGATCATCTGCTATAGAAGATGCCATTGCCGCTCTGGAGGCTGCTAATCTTTCAGCAGACGTTGTAGCACCAAGTGGGCCTCTTGGCGCTATTCTTGCTGCATCTATAACGGCCCCAGGATTTGCAAGATTTTGTACTCTACCAATATTTTGAACAATTGAAGTTCTTTGTGATAAAGCTCTTGCTGCTTTAGTCCCACCAGCACCACCTCTTACGGCATCTATGCCACCAGCTTTTGCTATGGTTGACTCAATATCAAAAAGATTACTTATTGTCATCATTCTACCAAGAACACCACCAGAATAGACTGCTCCTTCTCTTGCAGTTATTCCTTTTTCTGCTGCTTTTGCGGCAACCCTTCTATTTTTCATTGCTAAGTCAGCGAAGCCAGACATCCCTTGGAATGGAGTGTAGAACCCAAGAGATTTTTGTCCAGTTAAAGATGTAAGACTATTAAATCTTCCAAATGCTCTGGGGCTTAAGTTTGAAGCTACAGACTGTTTCAAAAATGGTGTTGTGCCAGCTCTTGCTGCTTTTCTTTCTGCAGCTCTTCTTAATGGACCGATCCTAGAATTCCCACCAAAAAACATACTTCCTGATCTAGCAACTGGAGCATCTCCTACAAATGAGCCCATTCTTTGAGCTCTGGCAAGTTTTCTTCCGGTAGTTCCAGCAGCAACATCAAATCTACCACCGATTTAATAATGTTCTATAGTATCTTCCCGCGTTAAACATTGCGGTAGTTGATATGCCAGGTATAGACTCTGCCATATCAAAAATAAATGGAGTTTCAACTCCAGTAACTGGATCTACGGCCATTAGCCTCTTCTTCCGTTAT